TGAAGTTTTGCGTATGTTTGCAACGTGTCCCGTTGCGCCGATAATGACAGACCGTGCAATTTTTGTTCGTTGTGTGATACTCTTATATAACAAGCTATGCGTTCAATGTTTGTCATATTTTGGCCCCCTTTGCGGTTTGTTTATGTTGATTTTTTGAACATTATGTGAATATAATTTTTTCATCGTTACACGTTGATTTTTTATGTTATTATTATGCTAATTTTAGCAGGAGGAGAACGTATGTCCGATTTAAAAAAACTAATTATTCAACTTGTAGAGAAAAGCGACGACAAAGAATTGTTATTCCTGGTTTTCGCTATGCTTACCCGATAGAGAAATAAATTCAGAAACCATATTTTCAATCATTTTTAATTGACTATCAGATAATAACGGAAGATTAAGAGCAAGACGTCGCAATCTTCCGTCTTTTTTTAATAGTTTGGTATATTCCGCAATTCGCGTCAGTTCCGTTTCTTCGCTTAATCTTTCCATTTCGCAATCATAACCAGCAAGCCACATTACAGACACGTCCAGCACTTCGGCCATTTTAGACATTGCAGGGAATTTCGGCTGGTATTTTTGCAACGCCCATTTACTTATTGAACGTTTGTCAAGCCCCGTTTTTTCCGCTAATTCTGTTTGCTTCATATCACGCAGATTTAACGCTTCTTCGATTCTGTTATTTACATTTTCCATTCTTTTACACCCCCTTTTTGTAATTAAAAGTATAAACTATAAAATTGCGCAATGCAACAGAAAACGCGACAAAAAAATCAAGAAATCACGATTTTCGCAAGAAAATAGTTGACAAACAAAATTATATCAATATAATAAAAATCGTGAAGCGTGAAAACACGACACAAAAGCGTGAAAACGGAAAGGAGGTAAAACAATGAACAAGAAGTCGAAAGAACTTCGTTTAAAGATTATCGAAGTATTTGGAAGTCAGTCTGCATTTGCGAAAGCGTACGGCATGGAAGAAACGCAGTTGTCGGCACGTTTAAACGGTAAAGTTGACTGGAAGATGCCCGAAGTCGTAAGGGCTTGCGATATGCTGGGAATTGATTTCGGCGAAGTAAACCTTTATTTTTTGCCGTAAAGTCGTGAAAACACGACGTAAAAAAGTGGAATAGCGCGTGGAGGTTTAAAGCATGGGCGAAATCATTTTGCAAACGCTGGTTGAATTACTGGCGGAACAAGAAAACTTAAAAATTGAATACACAATCGAAACGGAGGAAAAAGAATGAAATCAGAATTTGCACACGAAATCACATTAGAAGAAATGGAACAGTTACACGACGAAAAGGGAATCGCGTTCGAAATCAACGACGGCGAAATCAAAGGAATTGTATTGGAGGGCTAAAAAATGGAATTGAAAATCTACGAAGGGGCGGAACATTCCCCCATTACCTGGAATCACGAAGAAATAAAGGCGGAAATTTCCGCAAAAATGGAGTATTACAGAAGCGTCATTTATTCGGACGGCGAAATCAAACTGGCGAAGGAAGACCGCGCCACATTAAACAAATTTATGCAGGCGTTAGACACCAGGCGCAAGGAAATTAAAAAACTGTATTTAAAGCCGTATGAAGACTTTGAAAAGCAATTAAAGGACATTATCGCGTTGATAAATGAACCGATTGCGTTAATTGACACGCAAGTCAAGGAATACGAAGCAAAGCAAAAGCAGGAAAAGGAAGACCGCATCAAAGAATATTTCGCGGGCCTGGACGTTCCCGAATGGTTGACGCTTGACCGCATCTTTTCGGACAAGTGGTTAAATGCCAGCGTTAGTTTTAAAAAGGTCCAGGAAGAAATCGACTTCCGCGTGGAATCGGTAAAAGTAGACTTCGAAATGCTTGCGAATTTGCCCGAAATAGGCTTCGAAGCGTCGGAAGTGTATAAAAAGACGCTGGACGCAAAAAGGGCCGTAAATGAAGCGAATACAATGCGTGAAATGGCACTTGCGAAGCAGAAGCAGGCGGAAGAAAAAGCAATGCGCGAAATGGAACTTGCAAAGGCGGTCGAAGAACCCAAAGCGGAACCCGTAAAAGAAGCGGAACCCGCCCAGGAACCCGCCCAGGAACCCGAACCCGTCCAGGAAAAAGCGGTCGAAGAAACAAGCACGTTTTATTTGCAAGTTACGGTAACAGAAACAACAAAAAAAGCGTTGTTCGATTTCTTGCAGGCGCACGGCATCGAATACGGCGTTTTATAGGAGGGTAGCAAATGGACGACAAAATCACAATCAGCATCGAAGAATACAAATATTTACTTATGTGTCATGTCATATTGGAAATCATCACAAATCACGCAAACAATTCGGAATATATAAACGACCGCGTTATCCGTGAAGTGTTAAACATTAAGAAGGAGGGCGACGAATGACTTTTGAAGAATTGCAGAAAGCAAATGCGGAAATAAAAACAATACCCGTAAAGGGCAAGGAATACGCAGAAGTCAGTCAGCGTATAAAGGCTTTTCGAATGTTATTTCCCGACGGGTGCATACACACGGACATTGTATCGATTGACGGCGGGGTTTGCGTCATTCGTGCGACTGTATCGGACGAAAACGGGCGGGAACTGGCAACGGGGACCGCATACGAAAAGGAAGGGTCAACAACCGTCAATCGTACAAGTTACATAGAGAATTGCGAAACGTCGGCCGTTGGGCGTGCGCTTGGTATGTTGGGAATCGGAAGCGACGTTGCAATCGCATCGTATGAAGAAGCATCGAACGCAATCGAAGCACAGAACAAGCCCCAGGGAAAGCCCCAGGACGGCCCGACAGCGGAAGAACTGGAAGCGCAAAAGCAGATTGAAAATTCGAAAATTTCTGATATTAAGGTCAAGTCGTTATTGAACAAGTGCAAAGAAGACGGCGTCGCGGTTGAAAAAATCTTGCGTTTATACAAGGTTAAAACGCTGGGCGATTTAACGGAATTAAAGTTCCGAAATATCCTGGATAATTGGCAGAAAATAAAGGACGTGTAGGCATGGAGTGTACGGGAAAACTTGTCGGCGTTGCCCGTGATTGGAATACGGGAAAAATGACCGTCACGTTTCAAATTGACGGGGAACCGACAGAAGAAATAAACAAATTGCTGGAATGTGAAAAGCTATCAATCGAAGCGAAAAAGTATCGGGCCAAACGTAGCATAGATTCAAATTCTTTACTTTGGGTATGCCTGGGACAGATTGCGAACGCATTACGGGCCGACAAATGGGACATATACTTGCAGATGCTTCGGCGATACGGGAAATTTACATATATTTGCGTAAAACCCGCCGTCGTGGACGCCGTGAAATCCCAGTGGCGCGAATCGGAAGTAATCGGCGAAATTGACATAAACGGTCAAAAGGCCGTACAGATGCTTTGTTATTTCGGTTCAAGCACATACAACACGCAAGAATTTACCGTCTTACTGGACGGCGTCATTTCGGAAATGCGCGAAATGAACCTGGACCCGCCCACAAGTGAAGATATGCGAAGGAGTTTAGAAGCATGGGAAAAGAAGTTGAATCAGCAATAATACGCAACATGAAAGAATGTATTGTATGCGGTTCGCCGTATATTCAAGTTCATCATGTTTTCGGTGCGTCAAATCGCAAGATTTCGGACAGATACGGTTATATTGTCCCGTTGTGTATGCTACACCATACCGCAGGACCCGCCAGCGTCCATTTTAACCGCGATTTTGACTTGCACTTGAAGAAAGTATCACAGAAACATTTTGAAGCCCAAAACGGGACGCGTGACGAGTTTATACGCATATTTGGGCGCAATTATTTATAGGAGGTTGAACACATGAACATTGTACTTTTATGCGGGCGTCTTACCCGCGACGTTGAAACAAGATACACACAAGGGGCGGAACCTATGGCAATTTCGCGTTTTACGCTTGCCGTTGACCGTAGACGCAAAAATGGCGAAGAAGAATCGGCCGATTTTATCAATGTTGTTTCGTTCGGTAAAAAGGCCGAATTTGCGGAAAAGTATTTGTTTAAAGGAACAAAGGTTTTAATAACGGGACGCTGGCAGACTGGAAGTTACACCAACAACGAAGGCGTAAAGGTATATACAAACGATTGCATCGCGGACGACATCGAGTTCGCCGAAAGTAAACGCGCCCAGGAAGGAACGCCCACAACCGAAACGCCCGCGTCCGATGAATTTATGAACATTCCCGACGGGCTTGTGGACGAATTACCGTTTAATTAAGGGGGCGCAAATATGTATACGCTTGTTATAAAAGGCAAACTTGACGGGTTGAACAATTATACAAGGGCTTGCAGGACAAACCAGTATGTCGGGGCGCGAATGAAGAAGAAAAACGAAGACATTATAACGGCGCACATATTTTCACAGTTGCGGGGCGTCCATATTGCTGGACGGGTGCGCCTGGCGTTCCGCTGGTATGAAGTGAATAAAAAACGGGACCTGGACAATATATGCTTTGCTAAAAAATTCATACTTGACGCGCTTGTCGAAAACGGCGTGATTGAGTGTGACGGCTGGCGG